CTTCAATTTCATCAATATAAATTTTAACTGGGACAGTTGTTTCCCCATCATCAGGACAGGTTACAATAAGTTCGATTGCTTCTCCAACTGATTTTGAACGCACATTCAGAAAGATAAATTCAATATCAAATGTTGGGAGTTCTTCAATCTTAACTCCTCTAGTTATAATACATTCTTTAAGAATGGATTTAATTGCACTTGTAATTTGCTGAATATCTCCGCTTTCAAGAGCGAGGATTAAAATCTTTTCTTCTCTTACCAGAAAAGGACGATACTTAATTACTTTTCCCGTTGAAGGTAGTACCAACTCATATGTCGGTGTAGAGATCTTTGGTAAAGGCATAATAACCTATAGAGTTCAGTTAAAGTATATATCTCTAAAAAATGGGAGGCAGTTGGGTTGATTCTCCTTCGGCATCAGATCCAAATCCAAATGATCCTGGGAATTCTCTATAAGTTTGTGCAAGATCTGAGTACGCTGGACCATACTGTGGTGGTGGTTGTTTACTCTGAGGTTGATCAGGATTACCAGGGGATGCTGGCGTAACTTGTTTAGAAGGTCGAACTCCTCCTCCATGCTTAAGAGTAATGTATCTAGTGTATGAAAAATTTATCGTTGTTTTTGTAATTGTACTTCCCTCATATGATAATGGAAGAGCTGTCAAGTTTGTTGGGAATGCATCAATAAATTGATAAGTTAACATTGGAGGATCATTATAAGCACCACTATCAATCATATTGGGATTGGGGAGAAAGTCTCTTTCAAATTTAGTAATTGCAATCAATCTTCTATATGAATTTGGATATTGGAATCTATAATAAGCATTTCTATCTTGAAACCCTACCTGAGCTCCAGGGCCTCCTTTGTAAGAACCAGTAAGATCATATAATGGATCAATAAAGTTCATCCATTCTTCAAAGAGTCTGATGATGTTATAATCAGAATCAACATAAAAAGTCAAATCAAATTCTGAAAAAATTCTTTTAGTAGGAAATCTTTCCATAATTCCTTGACGACTTCCCTGCTCTTCTCCCATGTTGAAAGTTGATCCAGGGAGAGTTGCTTCTGAACAGAAAAAGTCGTAAGTAAATCCCCGAGTTGAATTTCTTTGATCAAGAATTCCACAGTTTTTAAAATGCGTCATCAAATCTCGGTCAGTTGGATTGGCATCAGAATTTTTACCAAGATACATAGTTGCTTTGAACTGACTCGTTTGAGAAAGTCCACCGAAAATATCTCTAACTGATGGGAATGAAGATCCACCTAAGTCTCTAGGACTTGTCATCTTTATATAAAGTGGATCCACTTGATACCTGCTTCTTTCGGATGCCATCTAAATATTTTTAGAGTACTTATACTATATGTATGTCTTATAATGGAAGATATCTTCCTGAAAATCCAAAGAAATATAAAGGCGATCCAACAAATATCATTTATCGTTCTCTTTGGGAAAGGAAGTTTATGCGGTATTGCGATCTTACAGAAAGTGTAGAGCAGTGGCAGTCTGAAGAATTTTGGATACCTTACATTTCACCATTAGATAATAAAGTTCACCGATACTTTCCAGATTTTTTTATTAAGTATAAAGATAGATATGAAAAGCAAAGGACAATGGTTGTAGAAATTAAACCAAAACGACAAATCGAAATGCCAAATCAGAATCCAAAAAGAAGAACTAAGGCATGGGCTCATTCTGTTCAGACTTGGGTTGTAAACCAAGCAAAATGGAAAGCAGCAAAAGAGTTTTGTGCTGATCGTAATTATGAGTTCAAAGTCATGACAGAAGATGATCTAGGACTATAATGGCAAGATTTTCCCCATCAAGATTTTATTCTGGACTTACTGGTCACGAAAAGAAAGATTTAAAGCTGTATGATGTACAACAACTGAAGGCGATTGCAAAAAGATATGCAATACCTAATTACTCCAGACTTAGAAAAAAAGAATTAATATCTGAAATAGAAGCAAATAAAAAATTTCAGGAAACAAAACGAACTACAACCAGAAGGTCCCCACCTTCCCCACAAGCAAGCACTGTAACTCAAACTAAAGATCTAACGATTGCGGAAAGAATTATAGAAGCATCTGCAGGATTTGCAAAGAGTAAAGATTGGTATGCAAATGAATTGATGAATGAATTATCTAAGTATGGTGAAATTAGATTCCCAAAAGTTGGAGACTTGTGTTTCTTTTATTATTCCGCCGCGTATCCAGATCGTTATCCATGGTATGACAGGAGACCGTTAGCATATATTCTTGAAATAGAAGAAGATAGGATGCTAGGTGCCAACTTACATTACCTAAACCCAGATTATCGTGATGCAGTTGCAGGTTCACTCATAAATAAAAAAGGCGCATACATGCCAGATAAAACATTGCATACTTATCTTTTTAGTGGACTCAGTGATATATTCATAGTTCCACCTGACTCAAAAGAATGGGCAGAAATTTCCATACTGCCAACTGAATACTTTGTAGATAAATATGGAAACAAAGTAGAAAGTCAAAGAGTTTGGGACGCACCTTAAATGTCATCAAGAATATTGAAATCTGGGATTCAAATTACTGCTGCTAATGGTGTGCCAAGTCTTTATGATCTGAGATATGATCCAGAAAATGGTAATGTAGAAATCTTAGCATCTGGTGGTGTAAATCAAACCCCAGGAACTCCATCTGGACCAATATTTAAAAATGGAGATTGGACAAAATTAGCAGATACTCAAATACCAAGTGTTACTGATAGAAATAAAATATTTGCAGAAGTACAATCTTTTGTTAGAGCAGCATATAATACTAATGGAGGTGCTACTAATGCAAGCAGACGAGGGAAGGTAGGCAGATCAGGTTCGGAACCTGGAAAGAAAAATGTTTTACCTGCATGGGCATCAGCATCAGAACAACAACAAATAACTTCAGCATCTCCTGCTGGAGGTGCATTTAATTTTTCACCACAATCTTTTTTCAATCTTGCTAAATTAGATCCAGATAAACTTAAAGATTTCTTACAGTTTGGAGAAATTGATAAGTACATTAGGATTAATGAACAATATCCAAGAGATGCATTATATGGTCGTAAAAAAGGTAAAAATCCTAATGGACAAGATTATATTCAAATAACCCAATATAAATATCAACCGCCAAGAAGAGAGGATTTATTTAATAGAACAGCATCAGAAATTTTATCAACTGGATCAATAAGAGGTTCATCATTTGACCCAAAAGAAAAACCCATTGGATCTGTAAAATTGCCTATGCCAAATGACATTAATGATTCAAATAATGTCAATTGGGGTGAAGATGCAATGAACAATTTATCTGCTGCAATAACATCTGCAGTTTTACAAAACCCAGGGAAAGTAGGAATGCCAGCAATTGCTGGTAGTGTTGTTGGTGGTCTTGCAGGAATACCTGGACTTGGATCTGCAGGTATGTTATATGGATTATTAAATGCTGCTGGAATTGATCTGAATAATTTACCTCAAAATGCTCAAGCAATTATTGCGCCAACAGTTGCATCTAGAATATTGGCGATGGGACAAATTCAAGTTTCACCAGAAAGTATTTTAGCAAGAGGTTTTGGAGTTGCACCCAATAGTAATTTGGAATTGCTATTTCAATCTCCAACACTGAGAGAATTTAATTTCAATTGGAAGATGAGTCCAAGGAGTGAAGAAGAAGCAGAAACAATAAGAAAAATTATTAGATTTTTCAAACAAGGAATGGCGGCAAAAAAATTGAATGGTGCTGCAGGAGCTGCATCATTTTTCTTAGGAACACCAAATGTCTTTAAGGTAGAATATAAAACTTTTAATAATAGTTTGATCGCTGGATTAAATAGAATAAAAACATGTGCATTAACTGGCACTTCAGTTAACTATACCCCAGAAGGAGAATGGGCAGCATATGGTGATGGTCAACCTGTTAGTGTTATTATGTCACTTAAATTCCAAGAACTAGAACCAGTATATGACACAGATTATAGTGAAGCGATTCCTAGCAGTGGTGAATATACTAATCCAATTAAACCTGACGAGGTAGGGTACTAATGTCATACTTCAGAGAGTTACCAAACATATCTTATGTTTCTCTTTTAAATTCATCAAATAGAAATGATGAAAGAATTGCTGTTAAAAATTTATTTAAAAGAGCAAAACTAAGAACAGATATTGATAGTGTAATTACTGCATTTGAATACTATCAAGTTCCAGAAGGAATGAGACCCGATGTTTTAGCAGAAAGATTATATGATGATCCAGAATTGGATTGGGTTATCTTAATCA